TGCTATGAATATCTTTGATAGAGATATGAAATATTTTGATGGTGATCTTTATCCAGAGTGTGATTGTTTAATCCATACTATTGTTAAAGAATTGAATTTAGATCATTTAAATTTAGCGCGAGTTAGATTGGGAATGTACTTACCTTTTCGTAATGTAGATACTCACAATCCTATTCACGTTGATCGTCATACTCCACATACTACGGTGATATATTACCTAGATAGTAACGATGGAGACACTTTATTTTTTGATATAGATAATAAAGTTATTCACAGACAGTCTCCCGAAGCAAATCAAGCTGTAGTGTTTGATGGCATGATTAAACATGCTAGTACAAATCCGTCTTCTGGAACTAGACTAACTCTAAACATAAATCTGGACTCGGGAATAAGTGAATATTAAAAAATTGCTGGAGGAATATGACAGAAAAATCTTTGCCTGGTTGGAAGGTAAGAGCTCTCCAAGATCCAAGCGTGAACGACAAGCAAGCGAAGATACTAATGCATGGTCCAAAGTGTCTGACCGACGCATGGTTCCTCCAAGCAATGAGGTACAAATACCAGATCCGTGGGACTGACTAAATAAGTTAGTATATTCATGGGACAGTGGTTGATTATGAAAACCCCTGGATTTTTGAGGGATCACCTTTTTTATCTGAGGATATTGACGGTGTGTACGGTTTTGTCTACAGGATTACTCATAAAGAGTCAGGCAAACAATACATTGGACGCAAATACTTCTGGCAAAAACGCAAACCTAAAGGTGGAAAGCGCAGGGTCACTTCCGAAAGTAATTGGAAGCGGTATTATGGGTCATGTCCAGAACTTAAGGACGACATCAAACTCTATGGGAAAGAATCTTTCTCTAGAGAAATCTTGTCAGTCCATGGGACACCTGGAAGGGTCAACTATGAAGAAACAAGACAACTTTTTCTTCACGACGTTCTGACAAAATCCTTGACAGACGGCACCCCTGCGTTTTATAATTCCAACATTCTTGGACGATATTATAGGAAAGATTATTTTGATTTTACCAACGATACTAGCACTGACGGCACTTGATTATGATCATCTTGCCCGAACCATTCGGGTGGAGGCAGCACCTGGAACTATGGATGAGTATTGTGTGGCAGTTTCTGTTTTGAACCGAGTACGCTCACCTCTGTATCCCAATACGGTTGCAGATGTAGTATACTCTCCTGGTCAGTATGAGGGATTCACTAAGTGGAGACCTACTGCTTCCCATAAACTGGTGCGAGAGTTGCAATCAGAGGAGGGTCGTGCTAAACTTCTGGAGGCATACAAGATCATTGGAGACAGAACCGACTTCAAAGGACAGAGTATGCTACCCTATCGTGTAGCATCGGAGGATCCAATGTGTGATCCTAAAGGAAACTTCTATCATTACCATTGGCAGTCATGATCTTACGAACATTAAAAAAACTCACTAAACCATTCACTGGTATTCCTGCACCCAAAGTGCTTAAGGATGATCCTTGGTTTGGTCCTACTCCTGTTCTTTCAGAGAAGCAGCAAGAGTATGTTGAGATGCGTAAGCAATTGGAGGAAGAAGAGCAACTCATCTCACAGTCTGAAGATCAACCTCGCAAAGAAGTTGACAACATCCACGAGGTAATGTACAATATTGCTACCAGCGGAGGCAAGACCACTACTCAACTTGATCCTATGCCTGAGTTGGGTGGCGGTTCTGAAAACTTCCAGTCTGGTCCTGGCGGTTGGATGTCAGGTACGGGACTCAATCAGTTCCATCAGGGTCGTTGACCCTTTTTTGACTCAGTAGCTCAGCTGGATAGAGCAACTGCCTTCTAAGCAGTCGGTCGTAGGTTCAAATCCTACCTGAGTCGCCTTGTCGGTGTGGCGGAATCGGTAGACGCGATAGATTTAGGTTCTATTGTCTTTATGGCGTGGAGGTTCAAGTCCTCTCACCGACACTAAGGGTGAATAGCTCAGTGGTAGAGCTCCTCGTTTACACCGAGGCGGTCGGGGGTTCAAGTCCCTCTTCACCCATTCTCACTAAGAGGTTAAATGCTGAAAAATGTTAACGGCAAGATGCAAGATGTGCAACAGAGAACTGACAAGCACTAGCAAAGTTCAGTTTTGTGGTTGTTCAAATCAAATGAGGGTCGTAGATGATCATCTTGGTGCTAATGACTTAAGTCAAGTTGTACTAACGAATCATGAAAAAAGTATTAAATATAATGGAATCCTAACACAATCTGACCTACAATACCAAGAGGACAGACGTAAACGTAAAGTCCGTAAAATTAATTTTGAGGAACGTTGAATGATCAACCTGGATGACCGCTACCATTCTTACTTACATACAAACAAATGTTTAACTATTGATGGACAATGTGAGAATGTCATTGGTTATGGATTTACATCCGACAATGATCAAATTGATGGTTATTACGTGTTGACAAAGAACTATAAACTGTTCTATAATCTGGAAGAACAGTTCCAAACAATGGAAAGGTGGCAGAGTGGTTGATTGCATCAGTCTTGAAAACTGACGATGTGAGAGCATCCGTGGGTTCAAATCCCACCCTTTCCGTTTCGGGGTGTAGCTCAGCTTGGTAGAGCGCCGTCTTTGGGAGGCGGATGCCGTAGGTTCAAATCCTATCACCCCGACTTGGTAACATACCAACATTATTTCTATCATGCAAATTTTTCTAGACACTGCTAACTATAAAGAGATCAAAGATCGTTATGAAACTGGTCTTATTTCTGGCATTACGACCAATCCTACACTAGTTCGCAAGTCTGGTGTAAACTATCACGAGTTTATTACTCGTCTATCTCGCGACTTTTCTTTTGAGAGTATCTCGGCAGAAGTTGATGGAGAAACTGCTGATGAAATGATTCAAAATGCTCAACAGTATATTGCTATTGGGTCTGAAGTTACCATCAAACTCCCCCTTACTAAAGAAGGTCTTATTGCGTGTAAGATTTTGACTGAACAGGGTATTACTACTAATGTCACTCTTTGTTTCTCTGCTGCTCAAGCAGCACTGGCAGCAATGTCAGGTGCAACTTACATTTCTCCTTTTGTAGGACGCATGAATGATAACTCTGTTAGTGGTGTAGAACTGGTACGTGCAATTTCTGGATTGTATAGTGTTCAGGGTTGCACAACTAAAATCCTTGCAGCATCTCTTCGTGATGTTCACCATGTCTCGCGCTGTCTCCTGTATGGTGCTAGTGTAGTTACTCTACCTGTAGGTGTGTTTGATAAGATGTATAATCATGTCCTGACTGATGCAGGACTTGCTATTTTTGAAAAGGATTTTAAAGAGATCAATGGTTGAGATTACAGTAGAAGAGTTTGAAAAAAATTTTGATGCGTATATGGAACGCATTGAAGTTAACAAAGAAGAGTTCTTGGTTCGTAAAGCAGATGGTACAGCAGTCGTTGCTATGCCAGCTGAACAACTGGACCAAGAATACTCTCACATGTCGGACGATGAGTGGTATAATTTATACAGCGATCACTCAGAAGCATCATGAAACCACAAGTTATCCTTGAGCGTTCTCCTTACCGTTACGTCCAGTGTGGTACACTAGAGATCAACGGTATGCCAGACTACCGTATTCAAAAGTTCAACGAGTGGACTAAGCGTTATGCTGACATGTATTATCTTGATAACCAAATGCAACTAGACACTTGCCTTGAGGATCCAGAGTACACCAAATGGTTAGACCCTGACCCTGAGGTTGGTGCTTACCGTAAATACAACTGAGGTTACTATGAGCGTACAATCACAAGTCCAAGCTGCTGAAGAAGCACTTCGTCAAGCATTGATCAACGCTCTTGCTGAGGGTGATGAAGCATACTTGTCTGAACTGTTTACACAGTATCAAGCAGTTGGAGATTTAAATAGAAAGATTAGTAATACAATTCGTTTTACTGATAACACCAGCGGATACTATGCTCGTAATAGCGAGTTCAATTTTAATTTGAATTCTGATTACCTTGATCGTCCTGGTAGCGATCTTGATTCAATGGATGATTTCATTGCTGCTGCTGGTCCCGTTCATATTCCTGGTGGACTGGGTGAAGATGTCATTTCTTTTGGTGACTACAAGTCTCGGGAAGACTCTTAAACTCGCCCTGGTGGAGCTAAGCAGAATCAACTGCTGGTCCAGTCTCGGGAAGACATAAAAAGCGCCCTGGTCGGGATGGGTTTCACGACCCCTCGGGTTTCTTGCTTCTCCTCAAGAGCAAGTGGTGCGGATGGGACTCTCTCCCGCCTGGTTTCTTATTTCCAGTCAAAGAATAAGTGGTGGGTCGTTCCCAACAACCCCTTCCGTGTGGTTGTTTTCCTGTTTAGCATCTAAAATAATAAAACAGGTGGCGTGCATGTGCTCTGGGGGACTGACCTCCCCCATTTCATGCGGGTATAGCTCAGTGGTAGAGCGTCTGCCTTCCAAGCAGAATGTCGTCGGTTCAAGTCCGATTGCCCGCTTAATTTAATTGATAAATACTTCTACGATC